CAGCGTCGAGAAGTCCGGCAAGTCAGCGCGATGGGTTGGACATAAACTTGTTTACACGTTAACACGTACGTGGTATAAGGACCTAACGTAAACCCACCGCGTACCTGATCTATGGAAGGTCTCATCCCAGTCGCCCGAGCATCCGACCTTGAGCGTCAAGCCAAAGAGCGGCTTGTCTCGCAGCAGACCCAGCCTGTGATTCAAGGATTGGCCGCCCACGTGGCCAAACGCTGGGCAAGTGCGAAGGACGCGAAGCGGGATGTCGAGGAACGCATGGTCAGCCGGTTGCGACAGCGGCGGGGTGAGTACAGCGAGAAGAAACTGGCGGAGATACGGGCGCAGGGCGGCTCGGAGATCTTCATGAACCTGACCGCCGTAAAGTGCCGGGCAGCCAGCGCTTGGTTACGCGACACCATGTTGGGTACTGGCAGCGACCGCCCCTGGTCCCTCGAAGCGACCCCCTTACCTGAACTGCCCGAAGATGTCGTCGCTCAACTGCGTCAGAAAATGACCGAGCTGTTCGCGCCGGCAATGGCGAACGGGCTGGACATCCCCGACGAGGTGCTGCGCCAGCAGGCGCAGTCGATGAAGGACGAGGCGATGGAGATGCTGCAGGACGAGGCCAAGCGCCGCGTCACGCGGATGGAAATGAAGATGGAGGACCAGCTGGTCGAAGGCGGGTTCATCCGCAACCTGTCGCAGTTCATCGACGATCTGGTGACCTTCCCCGCAGCGATCATGAAGGGGCCGGTGGTGCGCCGCCGCACTGTGCTGGAATGGAAAGACGGCGCCCTGGTTCCGGTCGAGAAGTTGCGCCCGGAATGGGAGCGGATTGACCCCTTCATGTTCTACCCTGCCTCATGGGCTGCTGAAGTCGACGACGGGCCGGTGATCGAGCGTCACCGCCTGACCCGCGACAACCTGGAGTCCCTGATGGGGGTCGAGGGCTACAGCTCGGATGCGATCCGCTCGGTGCTGATGGACTTCGAGACAGGCGGCCTGCGCGAGTGGTTGTGGATCGACACCGCCAAGGCGACTGCCGAGGGGAAGGAGCCTGACTCGCACAACACCCCCGACCTGATCGACGCCCTGCAGCTGTGGGATCGCGTGACGGGGAAACTGCTCATCGAGTGGGGCATCCCCAAGGAGCAGATCGAGGACGAGGCGCTGTCGTACCCGACCGAGGTGTGGCTGATCGGCCACACGGTCATCAAGGCCACGCTGAACTACGACAAGCTGGGTCGCAAGCCGTATTTTGCGACCTCCTACGAGAAGCAGCCCGGGGTGTTCTGGGGTCACGGCGTCGCAGATCTCATCACCGACCCGCAGGACATGTGCAACGCCGCCGCGCGTGCGCTGGCCAACAACATGGGTATCGCGTCAGGGCCGCAGGTGACGGTCAACGTGTCACGGCTGCCGCAGGGCGAACAGATCACGCAGATGTACCCGTGGAAAATCTGGCAGACGACCAACTCGGACTATGCCGACTCCTCGAAAGCGCTCGACTTCTTCCAGCCGACCAGCAACGCGCCCGAGCTGATGGGGATTTTCGAGAAGTTCAGCTCCCTGGCAGACGAGTATTCGGGCATCCCCAAATACATGAGCGGCGAACACGTCCCGGGCGCCGGCCGCACGTCGTCAGGCCTCGCCATGCTGCTCAACAACGCCTCGAAGGGGCTGAAACAGGTCATCACCAACATCGACCAGGACGTCATCACGCCGCTGCTCGAACGCCAGTACCAGCACAACCTCAGCTTCGCACCCGACCCCGACCTCATCGGCGATGTGCATATCCAGGCCAAAGGGGCGATGAGCCTGGTCAGCCGCGAGGCCGCCGCCGTGCGCCGCAACGAGTTCATGCAGATCGTGCTGAACAGCCCGGTGGCGCAACAGATCGTAGGGATGCCCGGCACGGCGGAGTTGCTGCGCGAGAACGCCAAACTGCTGGATATGAACGTCGACCGCCTGGTGCCCAGCCACGAGAAGATCGCCGCGCAGATGGAGCAGGCTCAGCAGATGCAGCAGATGCAGCCCCAGGGCGACCCCAATCAACCCCAGGCGCAGGGTGCGCCAGTCCTGCCTGACGGCAGCAAGGAGGGCGGCCGAGACGGCAACACGATTTCGCCGCGACCCAACGGAGTCTGAGTATGGCCACACCCTACAACAACACCGCCGAACTGGCCAAAGCCATCGTCGAGCAAATGAAAGCTCAGGGCCACGCCCTGTGGCTGGACCCTGAAGAACATTCGATTCAACACGAATTCATCGCGCAGATGATCGCGGAACGCCGGGAGCGGACAGCCCGTCGCAGGCGGCTGGAGGAGAAGATCGCCGGCTCGGTAGTGTTGTCAATGCTGGCGCTGGTTGTCGGGGTATTGGGCCTGGGTGTGATGGACTGGATAAGGAAGCACCTGTGATGAAATTCAACGACCTGATCTACCCCCTGCTGAAGCGCGAAGGCGGCTACGTCGACCACAAGAACGATCGCGGGGGCGCGACGAATTACGGCGTCACCCAGGCCAGCTACGCCACCTGGCGGGTCAGGCGCGGACTGCAGTGGGCGGATGTCAGGGGGCTTGACAAAGACACTGCCGTGCAAATCTACCATGCCGAATACTGGGTGCCCGCCAAGTGCGACGAGCTGCCCAGTGCGGTGCGCGAGATCCATTTCGATGCGGCGGTGAATCATGGTGTCCGCCGTGCGGCCAAGCTGCTGCAGGAAGCCGCTGGCGTCACCCAGGACGGCGCGATCGGGCCGAAGACGCTCGGCGCAATCCGTGAAATGGACGTTCGTTTACTGAAGGCCAATTACCTCGCCGCACGCTACCGATTCTATGGGGCGATTATCAACCGCGACCGTTCGCAGCTTGCGTTTATTGCAGGCTGGATGAATCGCATGACTGAGTTCAATTGAGGAGCCATACCATGTACAGCAGCAAACCCGCAATCAAAAGCCTGGGCATCACCGCCCCGATCATCGCCATCCTGGTCATCGCGCTGGGCGCGTTTGGCGTGGACATTTCCGGCGACGTGGCCGGGCTGCCCGACAAGATCGCAGGTGTGATCGACAGCGTCATTGCCATTGCCGCCATCGCGGTGGGTATCTACGGCCGCGTGCGTGCCGGGGTCAAGATCAGCGGCGTGTTCAAGCAGCCCGAGTGAGCTACGTCTACCACCATGTCGATATTGTTCGCGTGATTGACGGGGACAGCGTGGTGCTCGACGTCGACATGGGCAACAAGATGCGCTGGCAGGACAACTTTCGCCTGATGGGGATCGACGCCCCCGAGCGCGGCCAGGACGGTCACCGCGAGGCAACCGTCCACCTGATTGATCTGCTTGGCACCACGCTGTCGCACATCGAGACGCACAAGGCCGACAAGTTCGGCCGCTGGCTGGTGACCCTGTACGTACCCGGGCAGCACTGCGGCGAGATCAACGTCAACGAGCGCATGGTCAGCGACGGGCACGCCAAACCTTACTTTGGGGGCAGGAAATGATGCAGGGTTGCCTGGTCTCGTTCTTCCTCGTGTCTGCTGCACTTGCGATCACGATACTGGTGGCAGGCTGATGCCGTTCATTTCCCCGCACGCGAACGTGCAGGTCATGTTGTTGAATGATCGTCACAGCTACCCCTGGATCACCCTGGCGCCGCTGGTGTATGAGAGTGAGATTACGGGGGAGCGCTATGAGGTGCCCGCCCACTTCAGGACGGACGGCAGCTCGATCCCACAGTGGATTATCCTGATGGCCCCACCGCTGGCGATGCGGCTCATGGGGAGGGGGGTGTGGCAAGGGTTTCGGGAAGGGGTGCTGCACGACTACCTGCGACGCGACAACCTGGTGCCGGCGGTGGTTGCCCATCGGGTATTCCGGGAGGCGCTCTACGCGGCGGGCTACCCGCCCGACCTGTGCGAGGCGTACTACGCTGCGGTACGGATTTTCAACAGCTGAGGCGCAGGGGCAAGATGGTGAAACCCGAGACAGTTCCCGGTCGCCGGTGCGGCAACTGCTACCACTTCGAACGCTTCCCTGACAATCACCAGTCTCCTGGCGACGACATCCTCGGCACGTGCATGTTGCATCCGCCCAAGGTACACGGTTACACCGACCCGGAGGAGGACGGCGGGGCAGCACCAATACAGTCCCGCCCCTGGGTCTACTTTCAAGAGCGTTGCGGGCAGCACCAAGCCCAGGTGAACTAGATGAAAATACTTCTGTTGGACATCGAGACATCCCCGAACCTGGCCTACGTATGGGGGATATGGCAGCAGAACGTCGGCATCAACCAGATCAAGTCCGACAGCACGATCCTGTGCTGGGCGGCCAAGTGGCTCGGTGAGGACAAGGTGCTGCTCGGCTCGGTCAAGAAAGCCGACGAGAAAAACATGCTAGGGCGCATCCACCGGCTGATCTCGCAGGCCGACGCCGTGGTCCACTACAACGGCAAGCGTTTCGATATGCCGATCCTCAACCGCGAATTCCTCAAGCACGGCTTCAACCCGCCGCCCCCGCCCAAGCAGATCGACCTGATGCGCGTGTGCAAGCGCCACTTCAGGTTCACCAGCAACAAACTCGACTACGTCACCCAGTACCTCGGCCTCGGCGCCAAGCTCAAGCACCCCGGGTTCGAGCTGTGGACCGGGTGTATGCGTGGCGACCGCGCGTCGTGGAAGATCATGGAAGACTACAACCGGCAGGACGTCGTGCTGCTGGAGTCGCTGTACAACCGCCTGCTGCCGTGGATCGTCGACCACCCCTCGCAGGGTGCGCACAGCATGATCCAGTGCTGCCCCAAGTGCGCCTCGGAATCCTACCAGCAGCGAGGCTTCGCGCTGACCTCGACGCACAAGTATCGGCGCTACCAGTGCCGGGATTGCGGTGGCTGGTTCAGGGGCAACAAGACCGTTATCCCGAAGCTGCCGGTCGGCGAAGAACGCTACACCAACGCGATCTGACGAGGAGACCTCCCTATGGATGACTGCGACCGCGCACAACAGGACAACGAGCAGCACGAGCGTGCACGCAATAGCAGGTTTGATACGCCCGACCCCTATCAACCTCCGAAGGGCAAGCCGGGCGATTGCGAGCTGTGCGGCACCTGGTCGGGCCGGCTGGTGCAGGGCGCGTGTGTTCAGTGCCGGGACAAATACAAGCTCCCATAAACTTGTTGACATGTACACAAGTTTCGCGTATTAATAGCGCATGACCACATTCGCCAAAGCAACGAAAGCACACCTGGGTTCCGTGATGCAGTGCCGGTCACCCGCAATGGAGCCGCTGAAACAGATGTTCGAAGTCGCATTGGAGGATACAAAGTCCTCACTGGTACGGGCAATCGACACGGTTCACATCCACCGATTGCAGGGCCGGGCAGAGACGCTTAAGGATTTTCTGGTGTTGCTGGAAACAGCGCCCCAGATTGCAGAGCGGCTGAAATAGTCCGCATTTTTCGTAGGTAGACCGTACTGAGCTTGGGGTATACCGAGAGGGCACCTGAAGCAAAAGTTGGCACTGAGGAGTAGTAAAACATGGCGTTACCGAAGCAAGTTGTAGCACAGATGGCCGAGATCGAAGCAATTGAGGCAGCAATGGCAGCTCCCGCAGAACCTGCGGTGAACACTGACCCGGCACCCGCCGAGATCGTCACACCTGAGCCGGTTGCAGAAGTTGCGCCAAGCCAGCCGGAACCGCCCAAGGCGCCGGATTGGGAACAGAAATATCGGGTAATCGCGGGCAAGTACGACGCCGAGGTTCCCCGGTTGCACACGCAGGTGAAGGAGCTGAGCGCCAAGCTGGACCAGGCGATGAGCAAGCTCACCGAAGTGCAGGCTGTTCCCGCCAAGGAAGCCCCGGCAGAACGGCTGGTGAATGACCAGGACGTAGAGACTTACGGCCAGGACTTGATTGACCTGCAACGACGCGTAGCGCGTGAAGTTGCCTCGGAGTTCCAGGGGAAATTGAACACCCTGGCCGAGGAGAACCAGGCGCTGCGGGAGCAAGTGAACCAGACGGGTTCGCAGGTAGGCACGATGAGCTTCGAACAGAGCCTCAACCGCGCACTGCCTGACTTCGATGTCATCAACGCCGACCCCGCGTGGATCGGCTGGCTGGACGAAGTGGACCCCCTGCTCCGCGCCCCGCGCCGCACCGTTGCACAGGAAGCGTTTGAGACCGGGGATGTCGCTGCCATCGTGCATTACGTCAACCTGTTCCGCCAGAACGCCGCACCTGTCAAGGAAGACAAGCGCCAAGCCGAACTCGAACGCCAGGTCGCGCCAAATCGTTCCGCTGCCAACAGCGCCACGACCTCGCAGCAAGGGAAGCACTACACCACCCAGCAGGTGGAACAGCTTTTCAGCAAGGTCCGTGACCTGAATATCCGTGGCCAGATGGACGACGCGGCAAAACTCGAAGCCGAGATCACCGCCGCCTACACCGAAGGACGCGTCACGCTGTGACATGTTTACAGGTAAGCAAGTGGTGATCTCAGAAAACTTTTGCTTTTAATTTGGAGATTCCATCATGGCTACCATTACCAACTCGCCGGTCATTGCGGTAAACGCACCGTTCAACACCAACCCGGCTTATTCCGGCACCTTCATCCCGACCCTGTGGTCCGGCAAGCTGAACGCCAAGTTCTTCGCTGCCACCATGCTGTCGGACGTGATGAACACCACCTGGGAAGGCGAGATCAAGAACCAGGGCGATACGATCCGTATCCGCACCGCCCCCTCGGTCACCATCAGGGACTACGCCGGCGCCGGCTCCACGCTGGACAGCGAAGTGCCCGCCCCCGTCTTCACCGACATGCAGATCACCAAGGGCAAGTATTTCTCGGTGCAGGTCAACGACGTGCTGGCTCACCAGGCTGACATGGACTTGATGAACATGTTCACCGAGGACGCGGCCAAGCAGATGAAGATTGCGATCGAGAACCAGGTGTTCTTCGATTCCTTCGTCGCGCAAGGTGCTGCCGCTGCCAACCTGGGTGCCACCGCAGGTGCACTGTCGGCAGCGTTCAACCTGGGCACCGACCTCGCGCCGGTTGCTTCCAGCGACATCCTGAACCTGATCCTGCGTATGTCGGCCACGCTGGACGAGCAGAACGTGCCCGAGGAAGGCCGCTTCCTGGTCATGACCCCGTATGACCGCCACAAGCTGATGCAGTCCAACCTGGCCCAGGCGTACTTCACGGGTGACCAGTCGAGCGCGATCCGCACCGGCAAGATCGGCATGATCGACCGCTTCACGGTCTACGTGTCGAACCTGCTGCCGCGCGGTGCAGCTGGCAAGGCACTGGTTCCGGGTCTGACCGACCCTGCAACGGGTGCGGACGTACCCTCGGCCCTGGCCCGCCGGATGATGGTCGCCGGCACCAAGGACGCCTGCGCCTACGCCAGCCAGATCACCAAGACTGAGCCGATGCGCAACCAGACTGACTTCGGCGACATCGTCCGGGGTCTGAACATCTACGGCAACAAGGTGGTGAAAGATACCGCCCTGGTGACCGCACTGGTCGGCGCCTAAGTAGAACCGGGAGGGGGCAACCCCTCCCACCTTCATTTGGAGTAATGCAATGACTGTGTACGAACTTGTCGAACGGCTGAATGGTGAGATCGTCAGCAACAAGGCCTACGTCCGGGTGGACGGTGCGCCTGTCGTCGTAGGTGTTGTGGGCGAACGCGCCCTGGAACTGACCGAAGAAGGGGTGGCACTCGCCGCCAAACTGGATACCCCCAAACCCGCTTCAACCAAGCGCGGTTTCCGCAACAAGCCCGCTGACGTGACCGGCGAAGAATAATGGCTACGGTCGCACTCGACGTTTTCCTGCCCGAACTCAACCCGCATGTGATGGGGTGTCCTGAGCCGGTGGTCAGGAACGCGCTGCGCACCGCTGCAACCGAGTTTTGCCGCCGCACACTGTGTTGGCAGGCGCGCTTGCCGGCTGTCGAGGTGTCGGCCGCCAGCTTCCCCTACGCGATCCCCGTTGGTGCGCACGCCCTGTTAGCAAGGGTGCTGTCGGTAAGGCTCGGGCTGCTCAAGCTCGGCCCGACCAATTACGAGGCACTCGATCAGTTGCACGACTGGGACACTCAGTTGGGGTCGGCATCGCACTACCTGGTCGAGCCTGATGACACCCTGGTGGTGTTCCCGCTGCCGGCGGTTGCGTCCGACCTGCGGGTCACTGTGGCCTACGGCGTGGCGCGCGACGCGACGGTACTGGAGGACTTCCTCTACGACCAGCACCGCGACGCACTGGTGCACGGCGCCCTGCGCCTGCTGACGGCAATGCCCGACCGTTCATGGTCGCGCCCCAGCGACGTGTTGTATCACACCGCCAAGTTCGAGCAGGCGGTGCAGGCGACCCGCATCGACGTCAAGTCCAATTCCCGCGCACCGGGCGACCTTCGCGTCACCCCGCGCCCATTCGCTTAATAGGAGTAACCCATGACCACCTACGCCCACGCCGACGTGCTTGACAACGGCCCCGCCTACATCAAGAGCACCTGCAACAAGGCCATCCTGATCAGCGCCTACAGCAACGTCTACGCGACCGTCAACGGCGCCAACAAGGTCGCCGA